AACATCAGCACCGGAATACGTAACAACACCGGCAGCAGAAATTGCTGTAATGAGTCGGTTGGAAGCAACCACCGCACCCGTAGCTCTCGTCAGAATATCAACTGCCATTCCGATTTCGAGGTACTGCGGATTTGCAACCGTAACTGTGTTTACACCGTCAGCCGTAATTGCCGACAGAAGGCCAGTAGCATCACCGTAAACAACTCGGTTGGAATCCTTCGCCAAGTCGTCCTTGATGCCTTCCATTTCGTCATCCATTGCGGATGCGAAAGCCTGGTAGTTCTTGTCTGCAAGGTTCATCACCTGTCCGGTCATGCGAACACGACCGTAACCGTAACGAAGCGGAACGTGAACTTCCGCATAACCCTGCTGACCGGCAGCCATAAGCTGCTCGTTCTCGTTTCGATAGCCAATACCCGTGTTACGAGAAACACGGATAGGGAAATCGACGTACTTTCCACCAACGGTTTCGGTAACTCCGTCGGAAGTACGCTCGATTCGCTTGAGAGCTACAGTTTCGTTCTGTAGCTGGGACTCGATGCGAGGCCCGTAAACCTCTTTGAGAATCGCATCGACTGTCGTCATTGTTGACGGCATTGAATCTCCTTGTCACACTCGGTTAGGTCCCGTTGTTTGACTGTTCTAACAAACCAGCCACGAAATTCTTTAAGTCTTTGCTGGGAACATTCGCGAGATTCTGTGACTCCTGGGGAACAGTTCCTCCACCACCTAAGGTCGGGGGAGTACGCTGTTTCTGCTGATACGCAGCTAACTGCTGTTGCATCATGGCCTGATATGCCTTTACTGCATCGGCGGGATCAGCACCATTATACATCTTGGCAAGAACATAGTCCTCGTCGAATTCACCAAACTCAGCCTTTAGCTGACTCAGTGTTTGCTCTAGTAAACGATCTTCCTCAGCCTGCTGTGATTCCTGCTGCTGAGAAAGATAGTTCTGCGCTAGTGCCTGAAGGATTTGTTCCTGCCGCTGAAGCTGCTGCATAATCGCAGGAGGGAGTTCCTGGAATTCTTGTTCCTCACCAGGATCACCCAACGGAACTTGTCCATTGGCTCCTGGAGTTGTACCGCCTGGTTTCTGTGGGTTGAAGTATTCATTCAGGGACTCGTAAATCTTACGGGCTTCGTTGTCATCTTCCAACATGCGATAAAACTGCATCGCCTGTTCGACCTGTTCCAACTCACCAAACTCTTTATACGGCTTGAGTTGGCCCTGTAACTCACTGAACCTTCGTGATACTCCCGCATCCCACTTCTTGATGTACGGCTCCAGAATCGTGCGGTGTTCATCTGGAGTGTCTTTGAGAAGGCCCTGAACAAATTCACTGTAACCGGAAACATCTGCCGGTCCCTGGTCAACTTCTTGTTCTGTTCCCTCTGCTCCGGTGACTTCGGTTTCTGTACCTGTACCTTCTGTGAACGACATTTGGAAGGAGTGGAGAGAATCTAAGTTCCAGCTATTCTCTAACCACTCGTTTTCAATTGTCGTCAGAAGGCCCTGGGGACCATCCACGTTCATCTATTCTCTTTCTCGATGGGCTATGCTCTAACCCTACTCAGTAGACGTGAAGCTGTCGCTACAGGTTGAAAAGAATTACTGCTTGATACCCGATCTGAAATCGTTCAGTCGGATTGCGTAAACGAGGTCATTGTACGTCATCTTATTCAACTGTGCAGCCGAATAAGTGACAGCATTGATCGCTGTCAGACGTGCCCGCATAGCACCGATCCCGTCAAGATCATCATAGTCCGGCGGAACCTGCGGGTTTGTGCCAGTATTTCCAGTGATGTTTGTCTTGTTGTTCACACCACCAATACCAGCAATGGTAACTCCATGAGGGTTTCCAATCTGATGATCGGCCACTTACTTACCTTTCGTCATCCGACGTTGAATTGCGGAATTTGCAATGCGAACTGCTTTTCCTTCATCACCCGTCTTACCAAGAACTGAGTTGGCTACAGATGACCATGCCGAGGCTTTATTACCCGTCGCTTTCTTCGTGTGTTTCATTGCGTCGTTCGGGTTCCACGGCATTAAACGTTAGCCTCAGCTTTCTCTGGATTTCCTCCGGGTCCACCAGGAGGCGGTTGCTGCTGTTGCTGGGGCATTTGATCGGGATTTGGAAGTTGCTGTCCTGGGACTGTTTGGACACCCATTGACGCTGCGAGAACGTTTTTGTGCGTCTGTACGTGCTGTTGAAAAATAGCCTTGAGTTCATCTGGCAGATTTTCATACGCTTGGCGCTTCCTGTAATTGTTATGCTCAAGCATATGAATCTCGTGGTTATCCCAGTCATTGACCGGAATTGGAGCACCCTGGGCCATTTTCAGGTTTTCTCGCTGAGCTTGGCGAGAATCAACCTGGATTTCCTCGTACAGTTTGGAAGTCTCCGCCATATCTAAGTATCGCAGAGCACGGTCTGGAGTTATCCAGCCCATCTTTCCAAGTTCTGTAATAAACGCTTGCTTTGCTGCGCGACTTCTAGGTGTAGCTGAACCAGCTTCGATCCTAAGATCAGTGTTGCCACGAATATCGGCTTTAGATAGCTCAAAGGATTCATACTGACCATCATCTCCTACCACTTTGACGATGCGAGGTAAATCCCAGAACTGTTGTACGTGCGACAGAGTATGTCGTCCGATCCTCTCAACGGCTTCCTCAATTGAGGTAATCGTCGGAGCCAACTTCGTATCATCTGATTCTTGAAGATAGCTGATTGCTGTAGCCGCAGTTACACCAGAAGGAACCTGGCCCTTGGAAATCTCATGCTGACCTGAAATATCCTGCATATCCAACTTGATCGACTGAATCTGCTCCATGACGTATGTAGGCAAATTCGTAAGCGGAATTGGTGTAGGAGGTTGATATCCAGGCTGGTAGAGAATGATTAGGCCAGGCTCAGAAGTGACCTTGTTTGTATCAATCGAACCCTTCTGTGCAGCTAGCTGAGGTTTTGCCATTCGATTTTTAGCTTCGATGATCTGAGAAATCGAACGATTAAGCTCACGCTGTAACGGGATCAAATCATTGATGACGGAATCACCATAGAAACGACCTGTAGGAATGTGGTCAATCTTCGTGAAAGGATACTGACCATGCTGGTAGACAAACCCGTTCTCTTCAAGATTCAGAATAGTGCTTCCTGCCCATGTTACTACAGCACCATTCTTAAACTTCTGACAGGGCTTGATCCAAGCTTCTTTTACCGTTACGTACGATTTTGGTGCAGACTCAATCCCCAGAGCGTTGAGGAATCTTTGTTCTAAAAGACCAGAACCTGAGGTTGAATCTGCACCAACCTTTTTGCCATAAAGCCCCTCAACGTATTCGGGACTCTTAGCAAGACAGTGAATGATGTAGGGCTGATTCTCTAAATCCTCTTCCTGTGGGTCAGGGATATAGATATGAAACGCTGTAACAGGCTCAACCTTAATTGTACCAGCTACACCATCCGGGCCTACAGTATCCGGCTCATACCAATCCTTGATGAAACTTGACCCACAAAGAAGAGTCCAGAAAATGCTCCTTCGCATCACTTTGTTGGCTTCCATGACATACCTCTGATACTCAAAGATATTCTCTGCCGCTCTTGCAGCAGCAGTATCCTGGTCATCAGAAGTAGACGGTACAACGAAAGCCTGCGGACGTTCTTTAATGCACTTGGAAAGTTCGGTACGAATGATTGGGCGAATCTGGTTCGTAATTAACCGAACTCGCCAAGGGGGTGCAGGAGGTTCCCATAACCGAGTCAGCCCCGTAGCAGTTCCTGGTGCCCAAACTGCGTACTGGCGACCAAAATAGAAGGCTAGATTGAGATACCATTGCTTCTCAAACTGCTGACGAGCTTTCCTTGCTCTGTTGAAAAGTCCATCCACGTAAGCAATAATTTCAGCATCCCGAGCAGACTGAAGCAGGGCATTCATGTTGTTGCCCTGAAGTTCTGTTTCCTCAAGAAGTGTCATTCAGTCCTAAATCCTAGGTCAACTAAATCTTCCATCTCGGTTAGAGTTTCCCCCATGCCTGCTTCCCCATAAGCAGCCTGAATCCGTGCTAACTCTGATTCATCGTCAGTACGGATTACACCGTCATCATCAAAGTTCAAGGGTAAACTCCGACGGCTTGCTTGTTCGTAAGTCGTCCACTCCTTGCTCATTGCTCGATTCAGGAGTCTCTCCCTCTCCCCCTCCCACACTTTCCTCTCTTCCTTCTGCTGATTCAGCAAAAATCGAATCAGTAGAAAGCTGCCCAGGCATGACAGGAACAGAAGCAGCGACAGGGTTACTAGCGCCACGTAACCGGGAGTATCCATCCACAACTCTTTCTAGTGCGTCTTTTTCCACCGTCAGGTCAAACACCTGCTTTTCCAGATGTTCTTTGTGAGCAACCATCTCGCCGACTTTGCCAGGAGTCTCAAAGCCGCACAGACGAGCCATTTCTGCGAGACACTCGTTGCAGAAATACATACGCCCGTGAAATTCCATGTGGATATCTAAATCCACATAGAATTCACGAGAGGCTGCGGAACAAATGAAACAGCAACCTGGAATCGCTTCAGGTGCGTTCGTGATCCGAAACCTTTGCTGGCTCACTTCTTCTTGGCATCCTTCCCAGTATCAAGGTTGGTCTTGTCGTTGGTCTTGTCCTCAGAGGAAGTTCCTTCTGGGGTTTCGGTTTCCGAAGGAACCTCACCGGACTCTTCCTTTGCCTTCTGAGTGTTGTCCATTGCCTCTTGCTCAGCCTTCACCTTTTCGTCGATCTGTTCCTGAGAAAGACCAACGTAGTTCGGGTTGGTTCCAGCAACTTCCTGACCCTCTAAGGTTTCGGCCAACTCTTCACGTTCCTTCTGCTCAACGTCACTGAGATAAACCCCACCCTGTGCAGCATCAAGAGCGAGATTGACAACATAGTCACCGTCAAAATCACTTTGGCAGCGAATCGTTGAGGACTCACCAGTCGGTGTCAGAACGTGAATCATCGGGACAACCTCGTCCTGCTGAAAAACTTCTTCGCCGTTGACCTGAATTACTAAACCCATTGCGTGTTCTCCTAGTCGTATTCGAGTGCGTCGTATTCGTGTCTGCGGCCAGCGTTTACAAGCCCCTCGTCAATTCTACCTGTGGCATTTACTGCTGTAGAGGTACCCGCTGGATATTGCATCGGGGGTACATCCGTACCCGAATCAACCTCTGGACGTGACGCTATCATGTAGCGTAACGCATCACAAGCGTGGTCGTTTCTTTTATGCGGTTCCTCCTTCTTGTTTTTGTCTCTTGCCACTTTCTTCTGTGCCCACGTCCCCCAACGATATCTCCCCATTTCCCAGATTAGATTGACACAGTTACGCGTTATGTAAAGCTTAGTAATTCCCTCATGGTCTTTAATGTAACGCGAGACACGGTTAATTCCAGCCGCCACGTCGTTATTCCCAAGAACAATAGGAATACCGAACTCGATGTATTCCAATAGAACACTAGTGCCAGTAATTGGATCGACATTACGAATTGAAGGATCACCGACACTGTAAGCAGGCATAATATTCGTTCGCGCTTGTTCACAATGTGCTAGGTTCTTTTCGTTGACAACCTTGGCGTGGTAGCTTACAATCTTTCCTGACTCGTAATGTTCGTCGTATACGAACATACGCCCATCTTTATCTACCGCAGCCCAGAGCCAACAAGTCGGATTATTAAAACCGTGATCCATGCCATTAAAATGAAGGTATTCAGACGGTGGGATAAACGGCTCAATAACATTAACTTCCGGCTCAAATTCCTTGTAGATGAGTCCCCCAACCTGAACGAATTTTCCCTTCTTTCTCGCCTCAATCTCATCTTTTGTCAATCCCGCTAGGAGGGCGGAGGCTTCACCAAGAGCCAAATACGGATTATCCTCCATCTCAACGACAAAACTCTCGATGATACCCTGGTTCTCCGGTAGGAGTGATGCAGAATAGATATCATCGAAAAGCCACCCCGACATTCCTTCCAACGGTGTAAGTGTCATCCACATATCACCGTTCTGGTCGAGCAGACGCATCTTGTTCTCAACGAAGTAATCATACGGGAATTCCTCGTCAAACCAAATCCAAGAACGACTGGCACCAGCGTGCTTATCAAGTTCTTGGTCGGTTGAGAGGAACTCGACCGTAGAATCGTTCTCTAACGTGAGAACTCTGGCTTCTTTGTCGTAACCGTGTTCCCAAGAGCCACCTTTGATCGCTGAAAGTGGCATCCACCTTGCAAACTCAGGGCGAAGGATTTTTTCGACCGAGTTAACAAAGTCCGATCCGATAATCCGGCCTTGTGTTGGGGGTTTCGGTACTTCCTTGAACGGATGTTGGCCGAGGGCGTAAAAAACTCCTTCTGAGGCACCTGCTACAGTCTTACCTGAGCGGTTTCCTCCTAAGAGCGCCCGGATTTTAGCTTCCGAGGCGTGAAAATTACGCTGTTTTGGGTGTGGAGAGTACCCATGAATGTTCGGTTTCCTTGCAGACCGCCGAAACTGTGCTGCCAGGTCCTGAAACATCTCTTTCTGGGACTTTTGAGCTTTAGACACTAAGCTATAGTCCAATTCTCTGGCATCCCAAAGGTTGCTCTTATCCCAGGGGGTGCATTATTGTTGTCAAGCAACCACTGGAGAGGATTTTCTTCGTCTACAGGAGGCTCTGTTAAATCTAACCGAGTCTCAAGCCAGTTACGTAGTGTTTCACGGACGTTTACATCTTCCGTAACCTGGTTTTCGATCTGTGCACGAAGCCTAGCAAATACACCAAGAGCTACAATGTCTCTGTAGCTAAAACGATGATCGTCCCACATATACCAATGGGTATTCGGTGGTTGGATCAATTCGTTAGGATCAGCTAGTTCAATATTTGGTGCAATCCGAATAAGACGTGCCTGTTTTGGTGTAAGTTGCTGAAAGGCTGATTTTCTAAGCAGGATTGTAGTCATACGTTTGTTCCAAACTCAGCATCCAGAGCATCAGCCTGTGCTTGACTTAAAGGTGTCTCCCAAAACGCTGCCCCAAAGAACTCAAAATGCCCGTAGTTTGCACCACCCGGACCACCACCACGCGAAATTCTTGGGGCAATAGCTGTATTACTAAGACTGAGATTAGTGTTATCTGTTGCTACTGTAAATGCTAGTTTATCCGTACTAGCAGATACTGTATCGTTAGAGGTATTACGTACAGCCACAGCAGTTTGTGCCATACCTTTCGAGGGTGTACTACCTGAAGATGCAGCAGACATATTATTTGTACCATCACAGGTTTCAAATTTGTCCGATGGAGTTGTATCGGTCCAGAAATCCCATCCTGCCTCAAATGCAACCGCAATACCGTTGCGTTTAGTAATCATCAATCCACCACCAAATCCATGATTACGTCTAGCTACAGCTACAGAAAATGAACCGGCTGCGGGTACATTAAAGAGTGGATGATCGAAGGATTCCATGTAATCATCACCACCAAACAGGAACATCGATCTATCAACGAGAGTAGTTTTCCTACCCGTTGTAGAACGGGTCACAATAACAGGTTGTCCTGTAGCTGCATTAACCGGAGTTAAAAGTGGCTCAACAAATGTTGAGAAATCCACATTAAACACAAGGTTACCCAGTGGGGGATTTGTAAAAGCAGATACAGGAACCGCATCCCAAAGTCTAGCATGGAAAAATCTAGCTGCAAGGAGACTTGAGAAACCGTTCCCACTAGACCCAATTTCTAGACTGGCATTACTGTTGTAGATCACACCAGGTGTAGTAGCTACGCTCGCACCAATCGGTTCCCAATTAACACCATCGTAACTAAGACCGAACCATGCAACTCCTGTAGAAGATTGACGGTAAAATCGAACCCAAAGACGTTGTCCATCAACAGCAGAAATAGGGACCGTTGCAACATAGCTAAGAACAGCCGTACCATCAAAGGTGAGAACAAACCTTAGAATTCCAGATGCCTGTGCCTCAAGTCTATAAGAGGTATTAGGTGCAACTCCCCATTTACCAATTATCGTGCCAACAGATTTCCAACTGATGGGAGCTAGTTCCGCCTCAATTGTCATATCTCCAGTAATAACAGGAACATTTGCATTTGCAACGTACATGCTATTACCATTAACAGCAGGCAAAAACATACCCTTACCCGCATTTGATCCAGGCGTACTATCGTACTTTAACCAAATTGGATCACCTGAATCTGCCCCAGGACTAGCTGTAGAATTGATTATGACGGGCTTACCTGTCAAATCAGTATGCGGATAAACACGTCCAACCCCTTCAGGCCAAACAGAGAAGTCAAGATCAAACTGTAATGCCCCACCAATAACTTTTCGGTAGGTACAACGCTTGATCCAACCGTTAAACGGAGTCGTACTCGCAGCCTGAACACCAATCTGGATATTGGACATACCACTATAGATGTTTCCAGGGGTAGTCGCTACGTTAGCACCAAGTTGTGTCCACGCAGCACCAACAGGTTCCGTCGGAGAAGCAGGAGCGGTGAAAAACTTTGTTACACCTGTGGAAGCAACTCTTTCTACCCTAAACCACATCATTGTTTTGTCAACAGCACCATTTGCTGTTACTGGTACTGTTGAGGTAGCGAAGAGAGAAGCTCCACCAGTTGTAGAATACTCTAACCGAAGAGTACCGTCAGCCTGAACCTTAAAAGCCCAAACCCAATGTAATGGAATATCCCACCTAGAGAACATCGTCTGAGTCACGGCGCTAACCCATTGGGTTGCAGCACACTGAACAGCGAGTTCTACATCATACCCACCATTAAAAGCTATTTGATGTGGAGACTGACCATAGAAAAATGGAACACCACAGCACTCAAACAACCCCTTTACAACAGCACTACGAACAGGAGTGATTTCGACTCGTTTTCCTACCACATCATAGAAAAACGATGTACCATCCCCTCTACCAACAAAACTCGTATCCGCAATTACTGTTACCCCAGACTTAAGCCAAAATGCAGATGTTCTACCCTGGCACCCATCTACAGCACTATCGGTCCGATGACCAATACTTAGTGACTGTGTGTTAATTGAGATTGCAGTACCAGCATTCAGTACCTGTTCACTAATTAGTGTCCAAGGCCCTGTTGGTTTTGGCGCCTTCTCAAACCTTACCGTTCCTGTTGAGCGTACCCGAGTAACCTTGAGGGCACAATCAACAAAACTCGAAAGATCAACAGGTGTTGAGGTTGCTGTTACCGTAGACGCACCAATACCAATAACAAGCTCAATAGCTGTTTGAGCAGCATTTGTTTGGAAGAGGTAGCCTGTATTTCCAACACCATTAAACTTCGACATAAGAACATGGCGTCTTGGGAGCACACTCTCAAGTCGTCCGTACCACATCATCTCTATGTCGTTGGTAATGCTTAAATCAGCATACGAATTAGAAATACGTGGCCCCTCCGTATTAGAAAGGGGGTGCCAGCATGTCCCATCAACAACACATGGTACTGAAGTCGCACCAAACTTCATGTGAATTCCTGAACCAGACAGGTCCTTTAATGTTTCCTGTAGGTACGGATTCCATGCCCCAGCGTGCCAAACTGCTTTCGCAAGTTTTAGCGTTGGTCCTAGAACAACCCCTCCCGGCGGGGGCGTAACAGTACCACCACCCCCATAAAGATCATTCTTCCAGAAATCATATTCAGCGTCAGCATGAGACTTTCCTACAGCGCCTGCGCCACGAATATAATTCAGGTAATCGTTTGATCCCCGAGGGTATGCCTCTGGATGGTCGGCATAAAACCTCTTCAAGAGATCCTGAATTGACTGACTCTTTGTTCCCACTGGATTCGGGTATAAGGCAAGCAAATCCTTATACATTTCGTCCATCAAAGTTAGACTAGCCAATTTTCACCACCTTAACAGCACACAAATAAAACGGACCACTACCACTACTCATATAAGGACGACAAGCCGCATCAACAGGAAGATTCATCGGTGGAATCGTTACAGATATAGACCAATCTTGATCTGCCATAGAAGCTGGATGCACTACGTGGAAGTACGGCTGAGCTTCTACCCCGTTATCCGTAGATTCATCCAACGGAAGAACGTCACCACTCACAGCGTCTTTCCATGCCTCGTCAAAATAATCCTCAAGATAGTCCCCTGTGAATGTAGGACCAAATCTATACATAATTCTGATGGTTGTGCTATACAACCCAGCAGCCTTTGCCTGGATTGTTGGTCTCGGAGAAGAACTAATAGCAGGAATAATTAGTGCAGGATCGTAGATTAAGGACGTTCCAACGGCCTCGATATGCAATGAATCATTACCAGCCTGGATTGCATCCAAGATATCATAATCCTCTACAGAATCCGTATAACCACGGACAACAATAGAGTCCCCAACACCTACTGCTCCACCACCCCCACCACCACTTCCACCAGCTTTTACCCAACCTACCTTTCCATCACCCTGTTCTTTGAGATACAGATCATTTCCGATGTAATCGAAATACCTCTGACCTGGAAGGGCCTCAACAACACCTTCAGGAGTACCAGTACCTTGTAGAACAACATTCAGATCGGGCATCAGATTCCTAACGTTAGATCGGGGGTTTTCTTTTCCGTGTACGAGACTTCAATTATGCCGTTTTCAACGGCGGCCATAACATCTTCACGAGAAGTTGGTAATCCTTTTGGCTTGAACCCAGATTCAGTGATTCCTTCTAGGTCCATTGCAATTCTCTCCATAACTTCCGGAGACACATACCTTGAAACAACGTCCACAACCCGATTGATGATCGTATCAACATTGACTTCGATCTGAAGTCTCGGGTTGTATCTACCCGTCATTTCAAGGTAGAACTGAATTGCTTTCAGGTCACCGGCTTCTACAGCTTTCGTGATCCCCAACAGAGCGTTAGGCTCTGTGCTTGCAAAAACTTGCTCAGCCCTATTTTTCAGGTACGTCCTGAAAGCAGGTTGCTGCATCCATCCTTGATATGCTGTCGTTGTTACACCAACAGCTTCAAGTCTCTGACGGACTGTAGATTTGTCAAGAGTGTTCAACAGAACATTTGCACAGATGATCTGTGTTGGAGTCAAAACCTCTTCATCACCCGTATTGAAATTCACTCCACGGACAATGAGGGATTGACGAACAGCATCAACCTTCCAAGCAGCCTTGACCTGTTTGTCAGAGAGGTTTAGTGCTTGAACGATCTTGTCGTCTGTCGGAATTTTCCCGGTATTCCAGAACACCTGGTCGATGTACGTTACGATTTTCAGTTGTTCGTCAGTCAGCGCCATAGGCTCGTCGTATCTTCTTCCACTGTGCGAATTCGTCTTGCTGTTCGTTCATCTGAGCCAACACAATTTCTGACACACCCAAATCTCGCAAAGCCAACTCTACCTGACTTGGCAAAGTAGAAAGCTGCCCATGTTCCAACTTGTAAAGGAACGCAGGCTGAACACAGATTAGCTTTGCAAGTTTCGTTCGGTTAGAACTCGTATGGGCGTAGACCTGACTGATTGGCGAATGTGTTTGAGTAGGGGAACTCAAAGAGAATTGGTCCAATAACAACCTGTTCCGCATGTATTTTCTACACATGGACACGAAGGACTGGTAATCTCTCTGCAACTGAGGCCCATCATAATCTTGGTCCATGAGATACTCAAGGATGTTTGGAAGAATTCCTTGATAACAGCCTTGTTCGTTGAGCAAAACTGCACTCTCATGAATTCCTACAGCCCTAGCGAATTTCTCCTGTGTAAGTTTGAGTTGCTTACGAGCAATACGGATAGGGTTTTCTTCTATTAGCTTGTCGGTACTCACTGTGCGCCTTTCAAGTGACACTGTTATATAGGGGTATGCGCTCAGGCGTGACACCCCCTCTGACCTGCACTTATGCTACCATAGGCCAAAAACGTAGTCTAGGGGAATATAATAATAAACCCCTTGACAAAAGGTTAACTGTGTGATACAGTGACGCAATGCCACAAGGGAGAGATTACCTCGTTAGGGGGAAGGTCAATTTCGAGTTGAAATTGAAGCTCGATAAATACCGTAAAGTTTTCGGTGTGACCGAATCTCAGATCGTAAATATGGCCCTGGAGAAGTTTCTAAATGAGAGAAAATGACTGAGAAGAAGAGAATTCTCATTTGGTGGACGAACAACAATGGGAAGATGGGTGTTAAAGTTGACATTGTCCTTAACATCTTCCCTACAGTAATTCTCGGTGATGATATCGTACAGTTAGATGCGTTCGCCCCAACTATGCATCTCTTCATCAAAGAGTTTCGCCTAGCCTACACGACAGAAGAACTTATTTCATATCTGGAAGATACCATCGAAAGCTATATGGCGAATATCTATCCAGAGTCGTCGTATGCTACTCGTGAAAAAGCAGCAGAAACACTTGCACCACACCTAATCGACTTCCTAACTCCATACATCGAACACGTTCGTGAATGTGGGGTTACGGAACCTCCCGAGGAGAAATCTAGTTTAAGTGCGGTTGACCAAATTCTTAAAGAGTCTTACCTCCCCGGACTCAAGGAACAGTTATCTGCTGACCTTAATACTTCTATTTGGGGTGACGGGGGGAATCCTACCACTCTTGTTGCAAAACCCGCTTCCCACCACGCACCCGGAAGCGGTTTCGACTTATCAATGGACGCCCACATCAAAGCCCACCAGCATTATTACGACCTACTCAAAGAGTCCTACGATAACATCCCCAAAACCATTGCCAGCAAACTTCCAAAGGGAGATGAATCTTGACAGGTACTATGAGCAACTCCGACTCAACGCAGAGAAAGAAAGGGTATCTCGCAGTAAATCCGTTAGAAGCACAACTACTACAGTGGTGCCTCCAAAGAGTCAGCGATCAAGTGCTAAGTCCGGCAAATGTTCAGACCAAGCTAGCACTTATGAGCAAATTAGAAGATATGAAAATGGTGGTTCCTACGAACGAGGAACCAACCCTAGGTACTTTGGTTTCTATCAGTTTGATAGAGGTACTTGGGAAGCTAACGGCGGAAATCCAGAAACTTGGGGTTCAGCTAGCCGAGAAGAACAAGACCGAGTATTCGCTACTACCTACGCCCGTAGAGGAAGCCAACCCTGGGGAGTCTGCTGAATGACTTATTTTTGCATCTTCGATGGAAAAGAACTTGTCAGTGTTCCTGACTACGATGTTTTTCGTTGTCCCATTTGTGGAATGGACTACAGTGGTCCGTTCCTAGAACAATGGGAACAAGAACGTAACGCAAGAGGAAGGAGTAAATCGGAGCATCCCACATTACCACCAGGCGCCTAAACTAGAAGGTGCAACATGACGAATCGAACCCTTAAGCAACTAGGGGAGGATTTACTACACCAATTCGTTTACAAGCCAGCCCACGGCCATGTAATCGACTACAAAATAAGGGGGAACGACCTCATTGTCATTGTAGAGAAACGCAGTAAGGAACTCGTAGAGGGAATCTACAAGCCCCCTTGGGCAAAGAACCCTCTTAAGGAAGATCGGGTAGAGAAAGTATTGGTGACTGTAGTGGAGCCACCAAAACCCCCACTAACTTGCCCTCGATGTAGAAATCAGACTCTCCCGTTTGATGGTTCTGGCAAACGAATTTGCCTACGCTGTCAATCAACAGGAGCTGATTACATTTTCACTCCCGGAGCTACAGTGGAAGAGTGAAG